CGCTGTCGCTTGACCTTCCCGAAGTCAGCCCCGGCACCACCGGCGGCTATAACTGCGGGAACAACGGCATCACGATCAATCGCGTGGGTTATTGGAACGACGATGAGCCTTCGGTATTCGTGCCATTGGCCCCGACTCAGTACAGCTACGACAACAGCGGAAACAAGGTGATCCTTGCTGACCTTCCGAGCAGCATCAATTACTTCAAGACCGCGCCCGTTGAATGCGAGTACACGATTGCGCCTAGTCCCTTGGCCGCGTATCCCGTGATCAAGCAAGCGGGTTTGTTGCTTCTGACGCACCTCTACAACAACCGCAGCAATAGCACAGACATTCAACTAAAAGATATTCCGTTTGGCGTAACGGCACTCTTGCGCCCCTACAAGCCACTCGTTATGTGAGTTGAAATGGCAATCGCACGGTTTGAAAACATCGCAGTCAACAGCCTGACTTTTGGCAAGTCGGACTTTGGCGAGCAATCGACCACGCAGACCAAGTGGTTTGACACCCGTGCGCGTGTCTCGGATGTTGCCAACAGCCTGCGTATTTCCGAGCGTTATCGGCTCTATCAGGACTTGGTGCAATTGACGCTGAACTACACGCCCAACACCAAGCAAATCGTAGATCGGCAAGACCTCTATTCATTCACTTGGAGGGGGCACGAATGGCGAATCTCGGATTGCCGAGAGGCTAACGACCGCATGAGCATCACATTCATGTGCTATCGCAACGATCCGGTCACGGCGGTCTGATATGGGGCAAAACAATCCGGTCGTATATGGCAAGGCAATTCAAGCGGCGCTACAAGCTGTTGTCACGCCCGTGCCTGTCTATGCTGCTTTCAACCGGAACTTTGCGACTCAGCCTAAGTTCGTGACTTGGTACTTGCGTAATGTGCATCAGGATGTCTATACGGGGCCAAACCAAAACAACAAAGGCATTGATCGGCCAATTTTTCAAGTCAGCATCTTCACGCAACAGATAGAAGATGGTTTCACAATTTCCAATCAAATCCTACAATCGCTTCATGGCTACAGTGGTTTGTTTGGGGGTTCACCAAACGGCATCTATGTGTCCAAGGTTGATGTGATGTGGCTCTATAACTCGTATGACAACGAGGAAAAGCTCGCGCAGGTTTTCCTCGATTGCCAACTTGACATTCCAACATAAGACAACCCGCGTCTTTACAGAAAGGAATCAAACATGGCCCTCCCAAACAAAGTTCTTCCCGGCTTTAGCGCGTCACTGTATGCACAGACCGGGGCAACCCCGACTCCTCTGACCACGGCGCAGTTGTCGCTTGTGGCAAGCGTCGCTCCCATTGCGGTTTCGGGCAACATCCTGAACGTGGAGGCTGTCCCGGCCTTCGGTCAGGACGACGCAATGGCGAACTTCTCGATTGCGGGATCGCGTCAGTCTGACAAGATTCCTACCCAATCGGCCCCGACCTCCATGACGGTCACGGCAGCTTGGAATCCGAGTGACGCCAACATTCTTCAGATGCGGGCTGATGCTTATAACGGCACGATTGATCGCACCTTCGTGGTCGCGGCAACTGATGGCACGAACATCGTTTACTACGCCTTCAATGGCCGCGTGAGTCAATTCACGATTGACGCCCAACCCGGTGCAGAAGCGAAAGCAATCTTCACCATTCATCCCCGTGGCAACCAATACGGTTGGTCCAACAACGCTTGAGGTAAATCATGGCACTGCCCAACAAAGTTCTTCCCGGCTTTAGTGCATCGTTGTGGTATCAAACGGGTGCCACGCCTACGCCTTTGTCGACGGCCAATCTGTCGGTTTGGACTGCTCAGGTCGCCACCATCGTGGGAACCACCGCAGGCGGCACCGGCGGCTCGGGCGCCCAATTGAACGTGGAGGCTGTCCCCGCATTCGGCCAAGATGATGCGATGGCAAACTTCTCGGTGGCCGGTTCGCGTCAGTCGGACAAAATCCCGACGCAATCTGCGCCCACCTCGATGACCATCACGGCGGCTTGGAATCCTTCGGATACGGGCCTGCTTCAGATTCGCTCGGACGCCTACAACGGCACCGTGGATCGCACATTCGTGGTGGCCGCGTATGACGGCACCAACACGGTCGCCTACGCCTTCAACGGTCGCGTGTCGCAATTTCAAATTGACGCGCAACCGGGTGCGGAAGCCAAGTGCGTTTTCACGATCCACCCCCGTGGCAATCAGTACGGTTGGAGCAACAACTAATGCTTACCGAAGTCATCAAAGAAATCGGTGAAAGCTACGGCGACATTCGGGCCTTGGCTCGGTCTGCTGCGGTTTCTCCCAAGGAAGTCGCAGCGGCCCTAGCCAAAGCAAAGCCCGGAACCGTCGATCATGTGGTTCTATCTCTGTTGGCTGAATATCATCCCGTGATGGATAGTAAGCCTGCACCCCAAGAGTAAAAATGACCACGACAATACAAAACACGAATGATCTGCTGTCGTTCCTTGTCACTCAGGCTGAATCCCGCAGGGATTGGTTTGGGTTCACGCAACAAAGGATGACGGCGATCACTTTGGCGCATGAGATTGCAGCACGCCACGCCGACAAGCTGACTCCCGAAGAAGTAGTCGAATACGCAATCGCAATCAATACTCAAATCTTTCACAAGATCATCAAGCCACAGTAGGTCATCATGGCAGGCTTCACATTCAAGTTTGAAGGTCTGTCGGATGTCCTACAAGTCTTTGATGAGCTTTCCCGAGAGATCGGTGATAAAGAAGCCCGGAGCAAAATCCTAATTCCGGCAACCAAGAAGGCGATGCAGCCTGTCTTGGCTCACGCTCAACAAAATGCCCCCGTCGACACAGGCGGCTTGCGCCTTTCGCTTCAGGTAGAAGCCCGTCGACCAAATCGGCGTGATCGGCGCTCCAAGTATGTAAGCGAGACTGATACGGTCATCGCGGCAGTCACAACCGCTTCAGGGCGCAAACTCAAGCAAATGAGCGAGGGAAAAGGACTAGCCCGTTCCAAGAAAAAACTTGAGAAAATGGGCATTGATTCATCCCGCTTTATGGGGGTGGATTCTGACGCTCGGGCGATTGCTCAAGAGTTTGGAAGTGCTCACAATGGGGCACAGCCTTACTTGCGGCCTGCGCTTGAGAGCAATGCAATGGTGGTGGCTAATGACTTAGGTAAAGCATTGGCAACGCAGATTGAAAAATACAAGGCAAGGAAAGTTAAGAAATGAGCAAGATTGCAGCGGCTCTTGGTGAGTCATACCAAGCCAAGCGGGAAGAACTCCGCATTCGTAAGTTTGAACTTGGAGGGCATACCTTCAAGGTTCGCGTGCCAATCGTTGCAGAGACTGATGTCATGTTCAAGCGCATCAGTGAACCCGATGAGGCTTTGATTCAAGCGACCTACGAAAAGTTGGCAAAGCCGATGATGCAGTTCAAGGAAGACGCCGACAAGACCGGCTTTGAATTCCTTGACAACGACATCATCATCAATGGCAATTCCCTCAAGCAAACTGCCAAGACTCAAGTGATGACGCAAGCCCGCATCACTGAGTACATCAAACTACTGGTGCCGGTCGAAGGCACGATGGATGACATTACTTATGAGGACATTGAGGCCGAATTCCCGATGTCTACTCAGCTTGCCCTGATTGAAAAGATTACCGAGGTTATCTCCCCGACCTACAGGGAATCGCGGGGAAACTAACACGCTCGTTGAGGAAACAGGTAGAAGCCGCCATGATCTTCAACGGGCACACTCAAGACTCCATCGCGGCTTTGGACGAACCCATCATGGCCGACATACAGACCATGTATGCCGATGGCATGGTGGGCAATCACAACTCAATCTATCTTCTTGGCACTCTCATCACCGGGGTATTCAACTACCTTCGCGCAGAGTCGGCTTCGCCATTCTCATTGGCTAAGGTTCTTGGACCGGCCCATGATTACATCTTCCCCCCGTTGTCAGAAGAACAAAAGAAGGCTCAGGCTAGTGAGCAGCTTCTTTCCTTCATGACGATGGCCCCCGGCTTCAATAAAGAGAGGTTCAACCGTGGCTAACATGATTGCCCGATTGGGCGTATTGCTCGGGCTTGACACCGCAGAATTCAACAAGGGACTTGCAGAAGCCGAGCGAAAGCTAGAGGCATTTACAGCACAGGCTCAACGCGGCGCGGCTATCGCAGGCACTGCTTTCATGGCAATGACCGCAAAGGCAATGCAATATGCCGATGAAATTGCCGATGTCGCCAAGGCCAATGAGTTTGCAATTGACAGCATCATCAAGCTGCAAGATGCCCTAGCCAATTCAGGCGGGAAAGCCGAAGACGCGGGGAAGCTGCTTTCCTCATTCAGCAACTATGTTGATAAGGCTGCTGAAGGATCGTTTGAGGCTCAGAAGCTCTTTGCCAAGCTCGGTGTTTCTTTCCAAGACCTCGGCAAGCTGTCCGGCGAGGAATTGTTCGGCAAAGCGGTAAAAGGCATCGCGGCCATTGACGATTCGGTCACTCGCTCCGCAAAGGCAATGGAAATCTTTGGCAAGGCAGCTAAAGGCGTTGACTTTGTAGGTGTCGCCGAAGGCATGGACAAGGTGCTTGGCGAAACACAAAAGCAAGCCGCGGCCATTGAGCAGCTTGCGGAACTCTACGATAAGTTGGCGCAGGCCGGTCGGGAATTCTTGCTCAAGTTCATCAAGGAATTTGGCCCGCTAGTCTCTGATGCTTTTGACTACTTCAACAAACTGAAAAGCGGCGGCGATATGCTGTTTAGCATTTTCAGAACGGTTGGAGAAACAATCCTTGTTCTTGGTGCGAATGTTGCGTATGTCTTTACGCAGATTTACAAGGACATTGAAACCATCTTTAAGCAAGTTGGCGCTCTTGCTCGTGGCGACTTGGATGAATTCAGCAGGCTTCACAAAGAAGCTGTTGAGCGCGCAAAGAAAGATCGTGAAGAACTAGATCGCTTTGAGCAAAAAGTATTGGGAGGTGCGGGCGGCGGTCGCGGCAGCATCATTCCTCCGCTTGCCGGTGCAGGACAATCGGGTCAAAGGCGTGAGGTTGCGGTTCCCAAAGAAGTGGAAGCCGAACTCAAAGCCAAGATGAAGATGTGGGCCGAATCCATGCGGCGCTATCAAGCCGAGCAAGATGCCCTGAACAATCTTGAGATTGCATACGGCAAACTTATCAGCACTACAGTTGATTATGAGAATGCGCTAGATCGTCGCATTGATTTGGAAGAAGGTCTGATTGATTTAGACCTCAAAAAACGTGACATGGCTGATTATGAGTTTGAATATCAGCGCAAATTCATAGAACTAAATCATCAACATCTTGAGGCGTTGCGCGAGATTCAGCAAATGGAATTGTTGCCTGATGATCGGGCCAAGCGCGTTGAAAAGCAAAATCAGCTTTATGAGCGTCAAGTTGCTTTGATCAAAAAGGTGCGCGATACCGAAGAATTGCGGCGCACGGGCGACATCACCAAAGGCTTTATGGAGGCAGCTAAAGATTTCTTCCAAAACCTCTCAAGCGAGATGGAAACTGGCGCGGCAATGTTTGGCTCTATGGTCACCAACATGAGCCGCGCTCTTGACACCTTCGTGCGCACCGGCAAGCTCAACTTTAAGGACTTTGCCCGCAGTGTGATCCTTGACTTGATTGCCATTCAACTCAAGGCGCAAGCCATGAAGATGTTTGCCAATCTTCTCGGCTTCAGCGCAGGCCCGCAAACCGGAACCACGGTTCCCGTAGCCGATATTCCTTTGCCCGGTCGCGCAGAAGGTGGGCCTGTTGCGGGCGGTTCGGCTTACATGGTTGGAGAGCGTGGCCCTGAGTTGTTCGTGCCTCGCATGAGTGGGTCGATCATTCCCAACAAGGCATTGGGCGCAATGGGCAACACAACCAATGTTACGAACTACAACATCAACGCAATTGATGTGAAGTCGTTTGAAGAACGAATCATGGGCAGTTCAAACGCAGTGTGGGCGGCTAACCTTTACGCGCAGAAGCGTCTGCCCTTGGGCGCGGGGAGAATGTAAATGTCCTTCCAAACAATTGTTGACATTCAGCAGTCGATGACTGTGAACAACCGTCGCACGATCGGCCAACAGGTCACGCGGGGCGGGCAGATCAGGACGGCGCAATACCTTACGGCGGTGCCTTGGGTGTTCACCATCACCCCACATAACTTTCTGTACTACCCGCAAGCTCGGGATGTCATTCAGACGATTGACAACCTCGACCGGCAGACAGCGGCGAACATCACATTCAATACGTCTAATCTTCAATGGTTCACCGAATACAAAGGCGGCTTGAGTTTGGTGCAGGCGGCAGCCTTGACGCTTGCTTCGGTGCCACCGGCAAATTCTCAGACGATCACGGTCGGCAATCTTCCGGCTGTCGGCGCGTCTACTGTTGTATTCGCGGCGGGAGATTTCTTGCAACTTGGAAATTACGTCTACAAAGTCACGCAAGCTGTCTTGCGCGGGTCAGGCTCTACCGTGTCGGTCAATCTTCATAGGCCGGTAATTGGGACTCCCGCTACTGGAACCCTCACGGCGGTCGGCAAAGATGTGTACTTCCCCGTCTATGCGGAAGTTTGCCCGACCTACACGCTTACGCCGATGACCAATGGCGCGTTTATCAATTGGGATGAACCATTCGTGTTTCGGGAGAACGTCGCGCCATGATCACCACAATGACCGCGCTTAATAGCGCGAACATCCGACACGCCGAATTCGTCAAACTGTCAGTTGGCAATCCGGCATCTCCTACCGTTTACACCTTCTGCAACGCAGCGGCTCCCGTCACGGTAAGCGGCATCACATTCAGTTCGCTTGGGGCGCTGTTGGCGGTGGGCGAGGTGCAGCGGGATGTCAAGGCAACTTCGTTTGATATGTCGATTGCCCTGACTGGCATTGATCCGAATTACGTCGCACTCATCCTCTCAAGCAACATCAAGGGCAGCACTGTAGAAGTTTGGCGCGGCTTTCTTGACTCTAACAATCAGATCATCACTACGCCTACGCTTCAGTTCTTCAAGCGGTGGCAAGGCATCATCAACAACGTCAGCATCACAGAAGATTTCAATGAAAAGCTGCGGCAGCGAGTGGCGACTTGCAACATCACTTGCTCAAGCATGAGGCGGGTTCTAGAGAACCGCATTGCGGGTATCAAGACCAACAAAACCATTTGGCAGTCGATTTATCCGGGCGATACGTCCATGAATCGGGTTGATGCCATCTCCAACACCTACTTTGACTTCGGCGGGAAGCCCAACACGGGCAGCATCTCGGAGCCGGGTGGTGGTCAAGACATACCGGAGACACAACAAAATTGATCCGCGAAGCCTCCAAGTTTGATCTAGATGCTTGCGTTGAGATGATGCGTAAATACGCGTCAGAGTCTCCCATCTTCAAACTTCGACAAGCGGCTTTCCATGACAACAACTATGTAAGACAGTTCCTGTTCAGCCTGATTGCAGGCAGAGGATTTATCTTCATAGATAACCAATATCGCGGAATGATTGCGGCCATCGTGACGCCTAACATCTGGTGTCCGGGCGTGCATGAGGTTAAAGAGTTGGCTTGGTGGGTTGACCCCGAGCATCGGAATGGAACAATCGGTGGCAAATTGTTTGTTGCCTATAAGGTCAAGGCCGAGAAGCTGATCAAGGAAGGCAGGGCACAAGTGATGAGCGTATCTCTCATGGCAAACAGCCCATCCATAGACTTAGAGGGACGTGGGTTCAAGCGGATTGAGTCCACCTTCTGCAAGGAATAAGAAATGCCGTCATCAATCGTTATTGCAGCCGCATATGCAGTCGGTTTTGTTGCCGAGATGTATGCGTCAAGCGTCATATTCGCAATGGCGGCAAACTTTGCCATTTCCTACACCGTCAATCGCGTGTTTGGTGCAAAGCCTCCGCGCCAACAAGACAACGGTGTTCGGCAGCAGATTCCCCCAAGTGCAGATAACTCCATTCCGGTTGTTTATGGCGATGCTTGGCTAGGCGGCACTTTCATTGATGCGGTGTTGACCACTGACAACCAAGCGATGTATTACGTCTTGGCGATCAGCAACATCTCGCCAAACGGTCAATTCACTTACGACACCACACAGTTCTATTACGGTGATCGACTGATCACATTTGCCCCCGGCACCAATCGCGTCGCGTCTTTGACCGATGGCGCGGGCAACGTCGATACCAAGATCAATAACTATCTCTACATCAACCTCTATACCTCTGATGCGGCGGGCACGATCACGTCCGTTCTAGGCTCTGCGCCGAATGTGGTGATGGGCGGCGCCGACATTCCTGCGGGCTTGCGGTGGCCCGCCTCGGGTCGGCAGATGAACGGTCTTGCGTTTGCCATCGTCTATCTCAAGTATTCGACCGATG